TACAACTTTGTATTTTACAACTTTGGAAAATAGCATACTAATAAATACTAACTATACAACAAGTACCAATATATAACAATGTAGTGCTAGCGCACACTAAAAAACAACAATCTTGAGCCTAACGGCACTAACTCATAATAACTACTAACAAATAACAAACTCATCCTTATAGATAATAAGGGAATTACAGAGTTTTTTTAAAGGAGGAAAGAAATATGCCAAATTGGGCAGAGGGGACTCTTAAATTAAGAGGCAGACTCGAAAACGTTGCATCAGCTTTAAAAGAAATGCTATTAGGAAATAAAGGCGCAACGTTTGAAGATGAATACGATGGTACTCTACTAAGATTTAAAAATGAGTATGATTATTTTTATATAAACGGTACAAGGCGTGCGTTTATTTCTGGTAAAGATATTGAAATTTGGTTGGATGATGATTTTGTGATTATCGAGCTTGAAGATTTCAAACAAGCATGGGCAGCATCGGCTGACAATTACACAAAAATTTCTAGTAAGTTTGATGTTGATATTAAAATTTTCACTTTTGAAATGGGTATGGAATTTACACAGGAAATTGAAATTTCAAAAGGTGAAATCATCAAGAATATTGTAAACGAAAACTTTACTGCCTATTCATAGGATGTACCTTTTAGTAGACTTGGAGGCTAGATAATATGGCAGATTTAACATTTCCGGAATTGCAACAAAAAATGCAACTAGAAAAAAAGAAATCAAAAGATGTAAAGTACGCATTTAGAAATGCCGAGGACATCTACACAACTTTCAAAGAGCTAAAAAGCGATTGGTCTGTAATCGTAACTGATGAACTCATTGAACTTGTTGGAAAAATCTTTGTAAAAGCTACGGCTGTTGCTTTTAATGATGAGAGAAATGAGAGGTACCAATCAACAGCATACGCTGAAATGAGTCCAGTTCCAGTACTTAATACTCAAAAAGGCCAGTTTAAACAAATGCAAGATCCACAGTGGACAGGCGCAGTCAGCTCATACGCTCGAAAGTATGCCTTACAGGGGTTGTTTGCGATTGGTGAAAAAGATATTGATGAGTATCCAGTAGAAGAAAGCCAAGAACAAGGGCAGAATAATCAGAAACAGAAACCAAACAACCAGCAAGGTCAAGAACAACAAGTGAGGTACATTGATAACATTCAGTATCAAGAAATCATCAAGAATGTTGAAGAAATTGCGACGATTAAGGGAGCGCCATTTGACACAGTTGCAAATTTTGTATTGAGCAAGTACCAAATAGACGATTTCCACAAAGTGCCAGTTGATGGTTACAACATAGTGATGGAATATCTCACTAAACAAATTCAAAAAGCATACGAAAAACAAGGAGTATAAGACATGGTAAAAGATGTAACTTTGAGTGAATTAGAAAACATTAAGCCAATTTATGTGCCAGGAAAAATCACTCTTGACTTTGATAGTCTTGACAAAGCTATTGCTCTAGCTGTTGCGCAGCTGGAAGATAAAAAAATTGATGAGCTTGACTATAAAGAGATTAAAGATCAAATTACACGGTATAAAGCTCTTGACGATGGGCTAGATGAAGAGCGTAAGAAAATTGCTAAGAATTTCAAAAACCCTCTTGATGAATTTGAAAAACGACTTGCCAAGTCACGAACCCCATTAGGTGAGCTATTAGAAAAACTTAGAAAAATCAGAGATGATATTGATGAGCATGAGCGTTTGTTACGAGTTGACTTAATCCGCTCCATTTTTGAAGAAAAATGCGAGCAGGCAGGAATAAAAAAAGACTTTTTTGCTGACCGTTATGATGGGTTTAGTTTGAAAAAGCATTTTAAAACAGGAAAGCACGAACTCAAAAAAGAAACCTTGAAAGAAATTGATGACCTTGTTTTATCTGAGTATGATCGGATGGAAGAATACAAGGCAAACAAGCAAGCTATCCAAGAGCAGGCTCAAGAGTACGATTTGCTAGCTGACAACTATATCAGACATCTTGAAGATGGTAAGAGTCTTGTTGATATTTTCAAGATGATGAAAACTGATCGTGATGCTGAGATTGCACGCAAAGAGCAGAAAGAAATCCAAGCAAAAGCAGAAGCTGAACGACTTGCAGAGATTGAACAATTGGCCAAAGAAAATGCAAATGCGAATATCAAGGCTTACGATGCTGAAACAGGCGAGATTTTGGAGCAGGGTACAATTACACCAGAGCCGCAAAACAACGTACGAGAGGTGGCAAAATTTGAGCCAAGCGAGCCTTTAACAATTAATTTGCGTTTGACATTGCATGGTGGAAAATCTCAGCTTAATCAGTTGCAAGAATGGCTTGAGGATAACTTTATCAGTTTTGAAACTTTGGAGGGTTAGGTGGAATTTAGAAAGTATCAACTTATTTTAGAATTTGAGGAGGCTAACAGGCCTCTCACACAAATTGCAAAGAAAAGTCTTGCTAGCTACTCTATCGAGTATTTAAAAGTGGGGCTAGATAGCTTAGAACGTGAATATTGCAACAGGAGGTATGCACAATGAAATTTAATGAACTGATTGAAAATGTAAAAGGTTGGTCAACAACTAAGGAGCTTGACAAAGCAAGCCCATTATCTCAAATGCTCAAACTCAATGAAGAGTGGGGGGAGCTCAATGGTGCTACAGTACGAAAGGATAAGGAAAAGATAGCTGATAGCGTTGGAGATATGATGGTTGTCTTGACTATCCTAGCTCAACAGATGAACTTTTCTAAAATTCATTTGTCTCTCAATCCAGATGAGAACGGGCAGCATAACTTTCATTATGTAGATCAGTGGTCAGTAGAGTTACTGTACTTGCACATTGCTAATGAAATTGGGTTGATTGCGCGTGGTTTGGTTGATGTTTCAACTAATACAAATCGCATTAACGCACGCACTCAAATTCAGTTAAGTAGTCGTAACATTGCTATTTATCTGATGTTTGTAGCTAAGAAATTTGACTTGACTTTGACAGAGTGCCTTGAATTGGCATGGAATGAAATCAAAGACCGTCAAGGAAAGATGGTGGATGGTGTGTTTGTTAAGGAGTCAGACCTATGAGATGTTTTTATGTCAGTGGTAAAATTGCAGATCTTGATTTGGGGTCAGAAATCAATGCAGAAAATTCATTTATGGCCGCTATTGAGTTTGTGAAACGATACTCCGGCTTATTAAAATTTGGTTCAAATGAAATCAAGGTATCAGAAGTAGAGGAGGTGCAAAATGATAAATAACGTTGTTTTAGTAGGGCAGCTTACAAAAGATGCTGAACTGAGATACACGCAATCTAATATTGCGGTTGCTACGTTTACTCTTGCTGTAAACCGTCCATTTAAGAACGAGGCTGGAGAGCGTGAGGCTGACTTTATCAATTGCGTTATCTGGAGACAGTCAGCTGAAAATCTTGCTAATTGGGCTAAAAAAGGCTCATTGATTGGTATCACAGGAGTAATTCAAACACGTAGCTATGACAACCAACAAGGCCAACGTGTTTATGTCACAGAGGTTGTTGCTAGTAATTTCCAATTGCTAGAAAGTCGTAACAGTCAGCAAAATACTCAAGGCCATCAAGATAATCATGGTGCTTATCAGCAACAGGGTTACAGTAACCAGGGCAGTTCTTTCCAAAACGGAAATAACACAGGGAACAATTTCCAAAATGGAAATAGTTACGGACAACAAGGTAGTTTCTTTGAGGGGAACACAACAAATCCAGTTCCTGATTTCACCCGAGACAACAATCCATTTGGCAGACCGACAAACCCATTGGATATCAGTGATGATGATTTACCATTTTAAACGTCTATGATCATGCTAGAAAAGGAGTACGCCCTCTACAAAGGCGATGAACTGTTGGGCATGGGTACTGTAAAGGAATTAGCCCGACAGTTTAATGTAAAAATAGAAACAATACACTACTACAACACGCCAACTTACAAGAGGCGAGCGAACCCAAACAGAGCAAGACGACTTGTACCGTTGGATTAGGATGAGGGGAATATGAATTTAACAATTAAAGCAGGAGACTATGTGAAAGTACTTAGAAACGGGGAGTTTCACAATATAGTCCAGGTAAAGAGGATATACGGTAGTGTTATAGAAACAACTCATGGTATCTATAACGCTGATACTTTAGCAAGTCGAATTAATAAGACTTGTATTATTTCAGGTGTTGTAACATGGGAGGACTTTCATGGATAGAGAAAGTATAAGAGTAAAGGTAGATTTACAATGTCCGTTTTGTGGTTTTTGCAAGATGATGAAAACCGGGTCACACAGAAAAGGGATTACATGCCCAACCTGCAAGCAAACAGTATTCTTGTCGTGGGCAACTGGTGTTGAGGGTGAACTTGATAAGTATGGATATTATTTCCACGCTTACGAGCCTTTCAATATCCGAAAAATCAATCAAGAGTTTCAAGATGTCTTTGAGGATGCACCACCTAAACACTCTTTCACCATCAGAAATAAGATGAGAGGGTGATATAGTGCAGAAAATGATAGTATGGGCGTTGTTTGATAGTGGTAACGGCTCATATACTAAAGCCATCAACACGCTTAATAGTTCGGGGGGGCGAATATTGAAGTATATCCGATTGGGATAGATATTGAAAACAAGAACAATCATTTTATCCCTCTAAACCTTGCAGATTACTCACGCCTCTTTGGTGATAACAAGCTATTTGATACGCTTGACAAGCTACCGCCTCCAGATTTAATCATAGCAAGTCCACCTTGTGAGAGTTGGTCAAATGCTAGTGCGATGGCAAATGGCAACGCTTGTTGGAAACAGGAAGATTTATCAGATAGTCTATTTGAGCCTCAAATACCACCTAGCATGTTTACTATTCGAGCGAATAAAGACTATGAGGATGCGTACAATAATTATCGTTATGATAGGCAGTTTATGAAACGTGTTAATGGTGAGCTATGCGCCTTTAATACCATTGAAATCATAAAGAGGTATCAGCCTAAGTATTGGATAATTGAGAATCCAGCAACAGGGAGATTATGGAAGTATATAGAAACTATAATAGGCTTTCCATTGCCCTATAAAAACCCAACAAGGTACAACAACTATGATTACCCTTTGCAAAAACCGACCAAATTTGCAAGCAATCTATTTCTAAATCTCAACAATGATATAAATCCAGCAGAAATTGAATGGGGTAATTTTTCTAAATCGTATAATGAACGGTCTAATATACCTCAAAAGTTACTTTTGGATATATTTCAGACAGTACTAAACCAATTTGAAAAGGAAACAGAAAAAGATGACAAAAATTGAAATCGTTATGATACTTACAACTTTGATGTCTATCACATGGGCAGCGATTGTTACAATTCACACTATGCAAGCCATCAAAAAGCATAAGGCAAAAGTGGATTATTATCAGAGACCACAAGTGCAATGCGAGATTGCACGTCATGTACTTAAAAACAAATGGTACTCAGATGGAGGGGAGGTGTTTAGATGAAAGTATTTGATGGCGCTAAAATGCGTGCTATCCGTAAAGAGGCAGAGCTTACTCAGTATGATCTTGCCCCTATGGTTGGAATTAGTCAAAATCGAGTAAGTGACATTGAGAGAAATGTTACGACTCCAACGATTGAAGAAATCGAGGCATTTGCCGATGCCCTAAATACTCAAGTATCATCATTTTTAAGCAATGAGTCAGAAATTGAGGTTATTGCTAATACCTTTACCAAAAAGAAAAAGGACACTGATGCAGAGTCTCACTTTGACACCTCGACTGAGCAGATGGAGCTATTTGTTGATGATACCTTACTAGGTCATGACCTGACAGGATATGTCTTGATCAGCCATAAGACCTATCTAGAGTTGTTAGATAGTCGAGATCGCTTACAGCAGTTACAAAAACTTTTGAAGTAAGGAGGTTGTGATGAAATTTGAACTTATCAATGACCACTTTGAAAATGCTAAGCGATACAACATACCGAGGGCGCAACTTATCATTGCTGATATTCCTTACAATCTAGGAAATAATGCATATGCCTCTGACCCTAGATGGTACAAAGATGGCGACAACAAAAACGGAGAGAGCAGATTAGCAGGGAAATCATTTTTTGATACAGATAATGATTTCAAAATCAACAATTTCTTTGACTTTTGTAGCCGGTTGTTGAAGAAAGAACCCAAGGAAAAGGGAAAAGCACCTGCCATGATTGTCTTTCATGCCTGGCAACAGCGAGACATGATTATAGAATGTGGCAAAAAGCATGGTTTTAATAATGCTTATCCGCTCTATTTTACAAAGAAATCAAGCCCACAAGTGCTAAAAGCCAACATGAAAATTGTTGGTGCAGTTGAAGAGGCAACGGTATTATATCGTGACAAACTCCCTAAATTTAACAATGGTGGGGCTATGATACTCAATCATGCCCCGTGGGAAAAAGATAGCTCTTACCCCGTTATCCATCCCACGCAAAAACCGATACCAGTTTTGAAACGATTGATTGAAATTTTTACAGATGAGGGCGATGTTGTCATTGATCCCGTAGCAGGTTCTGGCTCAACCCTAAGAGCTGCTATTGAGATGAATAGGTCAGCCTATGGATTTGAAATTAAGAAAGATTTCTATAAGGCTGCACAAGAGAAAATGCTATCGTCATTTCAAATTAGCTTAATTTAAAGCAGGAGGACAATATGGATAAAAAACTTATCGGGTTAGACCTAACCCACATTGCAGATGGAGGATTACAGGAGAAACTAGACAAAGAGCTTGAAAAAGTCTTTGATAACATCCTTGATCTTAATACCGATGCGAAAGCAAAACGAAAAGTGACTATCACGCTTACGATGTCAGCTAACGAAGAGCGTACAGTGGTTGATACTATCATGGAGGTAAAATCAAAATTTGCGCCTCAAAATGGAGTAGCTACAACAATTCTTGTTGGGCGTGATTTTGATACAGGTCAAGTACATGCTAATGAGCTGAAAAGTACAGTACCTGGACAAATGTACTTTGACGAAAACGGAGAAATTTTGACGGACATTGGGCAACCAGTAGCAGAAATTGAACAGCAGACAGAAACGAAACCAGATATTATTGATTTCAACAAAAAGAAAGTAGGTAACTAATATGACAACAGAAAATCTTAAAGCAGCATTGGAATACGTAGTAAAACTAAATGAGTGTGGATTAGAAATTTTAACAGCTGCAGATGGCACAGAGTATTATGATGCCAATAAATTCAACCTCAAAGAACTTGATCCTAAACGCTATCCTAAAACTCTGGAGCTATCAACCTTGACAAGCCTTGTTGACTATCTCAAAACTGACCTCAACAATTTGAAAAACCAACGCTTGATTGTAGCAGTTGAGAAAAATGATGAGGTTTGTGTATGGTCTGAAAATGATGAGTTAGAACATCGCACATTACTTGTTGATGTTAAGGCACGCATCCCAGAGTTATCTTTTGGCCGTTTCCTATCATCGGAACAGTTCAATATCATGTTGCAATCAAACTTTATTGACGATAACGATCGTGGCACATTGCTAGAATTTGCTAGCGCATTGAAAATTGAGAATGGGGCTGAAATTGAAGACAATGGAGTATCTCAAGTAGCAACAGTTAAAACAGGGGTGGCAAGTCTTGCTAAAGGGAAAGCACCTAACCCAGTTACATTACGCCCATATCGTACATTTGGCGAGGTTGAACAACCAGCAAGCCTATTTGTCTTTAGAATTGATAAGCAAGCCAATATGGCTTTATTTGAGGCAGATGGTAAGCGTTGGGTAGCTGATGCAGTAGGAAATGTTGCAGCCTATCTAAAAGAGCAACTAGCAGACCAAAAACATATCACAGTATTAGCATAAGAGAGGAAAAAACAATGACTAAAGAAACTAAAAACACGGTATCAGCTGAAACTATCGTAGAGAACTTGAAAGAGTTCGCTGAGGCATTGCATGATGCTGGTAAAAAAGGAATGCTCTACTATCTTTTGACAGAAGATATTGATAGATTCAAGACAGCTAAAACAATGCATAGCATTAGCCATGATTTGTTGGACATTCTGGATGGTAAGAGTGTTAAAGAAGTGCTTACTGAATCTGATGAGGAAGATAGTTCTTTTGTTGGTTCAATCGCTATCAATGTAGAAACTGGGAAAGTTGAGGGAATTGATGGCATCAAAGACACCAAAGTAAAAGAACAGATTTTAGCAGCTGTAAGTAAAGTAGTTGAAGAGTTAGGCGGTAATTAGATGATCTTGTTTCTGAAATTGATGGTTATCAGTGCTTGCTTACTCCTTGCGATTCTGATTTTTGTTGCTGGTCATAAAACCTACAAAAAAGAAAAAGCGGACAAAGTGGTTTGGTTTATCTTTGATGCTTATGCTATCGCTTTGATTTATACAGTAATAAAGATTTTGGAGACATGACATGAAAAATAAAAATCGAGTTGGTCTATTTTTTGCACTTGCAGCCTTGTCTTTATCAATGCTAAATCTAGGTTTGATAATCTCTAAAAATCACTATAAACCACAGGTGGCCAAACTAGAACAGCAAGTAGAAGAACTGAAAAACAGAAAACCAGTCATTATTTATCAAGTTGATAATGCTGGTGGAGAACTTATCGGAACAGTAACAGATAAAGCTATTGTTGATGGGCATTATACAGTCACAATTGGAGCTTATGGCAAGTTTCTTGTTACGAAAGAACAGTATGAGAGTATCAATGTGGGCGATGATGCACCAGGTTATTTGAAGAAATGAGGTAAGCGATGAACAAGCGACAAAAGAAAAAACGCCTTGAGCGTGAGAAAAAAGAAGTCATCAAAGGAATTGATTATATCGAGGGAGTCTTTACCAAAACGGCTGAAGCAATGCGTGATCATTACAATACATTGCCAGATAATGAAGATAAATTTTACAACGATTTCTTTATTACAGGATTTGAATTTAGCTTAAAGCAATTAGCGTTGGCTAAACATCTTTTGGAGCAAGTGAGATGAAACTTGAGTTTTCTTTGCCTCGAAATACTAAGCTAAAATCTCTAAACATGGTTATCAACAGTAATGACAGGCAACATCAAACAGATAAAGCTAAAGTTACTAAGCGTATCAGAGCTTTTGCTTATTGGCATACATCAATGAACAAGGATAAAGGGAGGGCTGCTTTTAGCCCCTCTAACCCTTGTGAGGTTACAGTTACAATTTACAGCCCTACTAAATCTAAATTAGATCCGCCTAACTTGTACCCAACAGTCAAGGCCATCATTGATGGCATGACTGATGCAGGTATTTGGACAGATGATAATCATAAGGTTATCAAAAAGTTATCTTTTGTCTATGGTGGCTTGAGTGAAGAGAAAGGGCATTATAGATTAGAGTTTGATATAGAAGAGGTGGAAAATGGATAAAGATCTAATCGAAACACCACGCTTTAACTTTTTTATAGGGGATGAAGTTTTCTTGAAAGGGAAAATAGTCGGTTTTGATGTGGATGAGAACAAGTGCGTTGAAAATGTTGTTAGATTGGAATACGGGCAAACGCTCAATGTACCAAACAGCACTGTTTATATTACAGACGACATCATTGATAAATACAAAATTAAAGTCAAAATTCCGCAATTTGTGGCCGATTGGCTAGAGCAAAGCGATTGGCGAGAAGAAACACTTGGTGAACAATCTGTTTTCGATGTATTAGATAACCTTAAAAATGACTCAAAAAACGGTTATTACGAAAATGTAAAACGTTGGATTGACGGGAACGGAGATTTATTCGCTCGAGCTTGGCTTTACGGCTACGAAGTCGAGAAAGAAAAGCAGTATCTGGTGAAAATGAAAGAATTACAGAAAAGCTACAACTATTTGAATTACGTTAAAGATAAGAATATGTGGGTTTTTTCTACTAAAAAAAATATGGATTTTTCTAAATCACACCATACTTGCAAAGAACTAGAAGAAGCTGGCTTCGGCTGGGTATTCGATTGTGAAGGTATTGAGATTGAGGAGGTTAAGTAATGAATCCGGAAATAATTGACAACGTAAACAACCCAAGCCATTACAAAGGGCGGTATGGCATGGAATCTATCGATGCTCTAAGAAATTTCATGACACCGGAACAATTAAAGGGTTTCTATCTCGGAAATGCTTTGAAATATCAGTTGCGGTTTCAAAAAAAGAATGGGCTTGAAGATTTGAAAAAGGCTCGTAAAAATTTGGAGTGGTTAATTGAGGAATTTGAGGTAGAAGAATGAAATCTAAAAAACTATTAGCAATCGTATTGCTTGGCTTATCTTTTGTATGGTTGGCAGCATGTGGAAACAAGGATGTCCTTGGAACAACTTTCACTTTTAATTACGCAAAAGTGAAAATGGTAGATGGGCAAATCGTAGAGGGCAAAGTCAAACAGTGGGCGAAGTACGAGAAACAGGATAGTATTCGTGTTACTTTTGAAAATGGTGATGAGTATTACACTCACTCAAGCAACGTGACTTTGTATAATAAATGATGAGGGGGGAGAAGATGACCAGGCCTAAAAACTATCCTTACTCAAGACCTCAATGGGAAAAAGTGGTTACAGAAGTTCACAGTTGGGGGTGTTCAAATTATTTTAAAATAGTAACGCTAAAAAATAGAATCACAGGAGAAGAAAAATGAAATCTAAAAAAACAGGTATTATCATTGGGGCGCTATTTGTAATCATTGCCTCACCGTTTGTAGTGCAATTTGGCTGGAATGAGGTCGTGACAACAATTGTCCCGGTTGGAAAAATTTCAGTTTGGCAAGCTTTGGGATTAGATGCGCTACTGTCATTCATCTTCCCTTTTGTGTCAAGTAAAAAAGAATCTTATGAAGATTATTCCCGTTCTGTTACTAGTAGTATCTCAAAGATTGTAACTTGCGCATTATTGATTTGGATAGCTAGTCTATTTATTTAGTGAGATTCGGAGGTAATGGATGACGAAGAAGAAAATAGAGCGCTTGTCAGTTATCCATCGCAGAGAAATTAATTGGCTAAAGTGGTATTTTTTGAGAGATAAGAAAAATCCTCAAAAAACAATCTTGGAGCAAAAGATACATGAGGCATTTTTAGAGAATAACATTGAGCAGTCTGTATTTTTGGTAAATCTGAAAACTGTAACAGATGAATATATCGAGAAATCAGATAGAAAGATGTTAAAAACGATAAAAGAGGTCTATGTATTTGAAAATATCAATGTGATCGGCGCGTGTCAAAAAATTTTATATCTAAGTCCTAGCCCAGCATACACTTACATCAACAAATGGTTTGATAAGTATTTTGTTTCAACTTACAAGTACATCCCCTTATCTAAATAACCGTAAAAATACCCTATCCTATGTATCTATAATCAAGGTACATAGGTTTTTTATTAGGAGGATAATATGGATAATCTGCCAACAAAACCATATCACAGACAGAACACTATTAATCAGTATAATTTGCTGGATTACGATGTCACGCGCACAGATGGTAAATATAATTTGCCAATCCTTGAACCAGTTGATCATATTCCTAAAAAGTTACAGGGATTTAACTATGTTTTGAATAAACCTGACTACTCAGCTACTGTACATTTTTTCCTAGATGATTATCAGTTTGAAAGAATTTGGAAACGTCCAGATTTTTACCTAGAAAAACTAGCTGATTTTGATTGTGTGCTTACACCGGATTTTAGCCTATATACAGACATGCCAATAGCTATGCAGGTTTGGAATACTTATCGCTCAAGATTGATAGGTCAAATGATGCAGAATTGGGGATATACAGTTATACCTACTGTATCTTGGTCAAGCCAAGAAAGCCATGATTTTTGTTTTGATGGTTTGCCGAAACATAGCACAGTGGCCATCAGTACAGTAGGCATAAAACAACGCAAAGAGCGCTTTGAATTGTGGAAAGATGGAGTAGATGCCATGATTAAAAAGATAGCGCCAAAGCGTATTTTGGTATATGGTGGTGAGGTTGATTATGATTATAAAGGTATCGAGGTAGTTTATTTTGGGAATGAAACGACAGAAAGGATGGACAAATGGGCGGTAGAGGAGCAAGCTCTGGAATGAGTGATAAAGACAAAAAGTATGGGACAGAATATAAGACTGTACATAAAGTGGGTAATATAAAATTTGTTACTCAAAACGAGCAAGGGTCACAAAAGACTCCAATGGAAACGATGACAAAAGGTAGAGTTTACGTACTTATTGACAAGAACAAAAACACACCCAAGAGTATTGTTTATTTTGATACAAAAAATAAGCGTAATAAGCAAATTGATTTAGATCATGTGCATAAAGGTATGAAACCACATGCTCATCACGGCTATAATCATGCAGAACATGAGAAAAGCAAAAAGGGTGCAACCAATTTGACACCAAAAGAGCGTAAACTTGTTGAAAAAGTCAAAAAGGAGTGGTATAATTACACTAAGAAACGTAGGGAGTAGTATATAGGGATTACGCCTTGATGGAGGAGATTCCGGTTCGAATCCGGGCTACTACGTTACATCTTAGCCCCTTAATTGGGGCTTTTTTTGTGCCTTAAATCAAAAATAACAGTAAAACATCCCCTCTTTTAGCATATAAAATGAAATCATGAGTAGCAATACTTGTGATTTTTTTTGTTGGAAAGGAGGGAGCGAATGAATGAAAGACAGAGGCGCTTTGCAGATGAGTACATAAAGACAGGAAACGGCTATCAATCAGCAATTAAGGCTGGTTATAGCGAGAGTTATGCCAATAATCGTATTACTGAACTGTTGGGAAATGTTGGGATAAAAGAGTACATAAACAAGCAGATGCAAGAGCTGCACAAGTCAAACATCATGGATGCGACAGAGGCGCTCTATATCCTTTCTGAAATCGCTAGAGGTAAACGAGATGAGGAGGTTTTGATACTTAATCCAACAACAGGAAAAGTAGAGAGACATATCAAAAAAGCAGATAATGCAACAGTTATTAAAGCTATTACTGAAATCTTGAAACGATATCCAACAGCTAAACAATCTGAAAAACTAGAGCTTGAGATTGAAAAATTAAAATCACAGTTGATAGATACACAAATGGAAGATGACACCATCACAATTATTGATAGTTGGGAGGGTGACGATGAAGATAATTGATATTCAAAAAAATGTCAATCCTCATTTCAAGAGTGTTTGGAAATCCAAGAAACCTTACAACATTTTGAAAGGTGGGCGAAACTCATTCAAATCATCAGTTATTACCTTAAAGCTGATTGTCATGATGACTTGGTACATCATAAGGGGTGAAACTGCCAATATTGTCATTATCCGTAAAGTAGCTAATACAATCCGTGATAGTGTGTATAATCAAATCCAATGGGGGCTATCGTTGTTTGGTCTAACTAGTCGTTTTAAGATGACAGTTAGCCCATTTAAGATAAGTCATAAAAAGACAGGCTCAACATTTTATTTTTATGGTCTTGACGATTATCAAAAGTTGAAATCAAATAACATCGGAAATATTATAGCTGTTTGGTATGAAGAGGCTGCTGAATTTTCAAGCGCAGAAGAATTTGACCAGACCAACATTACATTTATGAGGCAGAAACATCCACGCGCTCAATTTGTTAAAATCTTTTGGTCATATAACCCTCCTATCAATCCGTACAGTTGGATAAATGAGTGGTATGAGGAAATGAATACGCAAGATAATTACTTATGCCATTCTAGCACTTATCTTGATGATGAGTTAGGATTTGTAAATGATCAGATGTTGGCTGATATCGAGCGTATAAAAAAGAATGACTATGATTATTACAGGTATGTCTATCTAGGTGAGTCAGTTGGTTTAGGGAATAATATCTATAACATGAGTACATTTCACCCGTTAGATGCTTTGCCTAGTGATGATAGGCTGATAGGTATATCTTTTGCATTGGACGGTGGGCATCAGCAATCAGCTACTGCATGTTGTGCTTTTGGGATAACTGCTAAAGGTAAGGTTATCTTACTTGATACCTGGTATTACTCACCAGCTGGCCAAGTGATAAAGAAAGCACCTAGCCAACTATCACAGGACATCAACTGCTTTATACAATCGGTTGTCAGCAAGTACAGAGTACCTATCTTGCAATATACGATTGATAGCGCAGAGGGAGCATTGAGAAACCAAATGTATCTTGATTTCGGTATTAGATGGCATCCAGTGGCTAAATTGAAGAAAGTGACAATGATTGATACATTCCAATCACTATTAGCACAAGGTCGCTTTTATTACCTTGATACAGAGAATAACAAGGTATTTATTGAAGAACATAAGATGTACAGATGGGATGAAAAGACACTGCAGTCTGATAGCCCAAATGTCATCAAAGATGATGACCATACATGCGATGTTGCCCAGTATTTTGTATTAGACAATTCTAAGATACTTGGTTTGCGTGTTGGTAATTCATAAGGAGGGCAACAATGAACTTAATTCAAAAAGTAAAAGACTTTTTCAACCGTGGGAGGTATAACATGGAAACATCAAACCTAAACAGCATCTTGGAGCACCCAAAGGTAGCTGTAACACAATCCGAATTTAACAGGATACAGCTCAATCTAGCTTACTATCAATCTAAATTTGATGATGTCGAGTACATCAACACAGATGGCGACAGAAAGCGTAGAAAGATGCAACACTTGCCGATTGCACGAACTGCAGCTAAAAAGATTGCCAGCCTTGTCTATAATGAACAAGCAGAGATTACAGCAGATGATGATACGCTAAATAACTTTCTTAATGATATGTTAGGTAACGATAGGTTTAACAAAAATTTTGAAAGATATCTTGAAAGTTGCTTGGCACTTGGTGGACTTGCCATGCGGCCTTACGTTGATGGTGACAAGATCCGTGTGGCATTTATTCAAGCACCGGTATTTTTGCCATTACAAAGCAATACACAGGATGTATCAAGCGCTGCAATCCTAACTAAGACAATTAAGTCAGAGAGCAAAAAGAATGTATATTACACGTTAGTTGAGTTTCATGAGTGGGTAACTCAAGATGGCCAAGAGGTAGGGAGTACAAAAGATAAAAACCTATACCGCATCACTAATGAGCTATACAAATCAACATCAGATAGCACGCTGGGTAATCGTGTAAATTTGAGTGAGCTATATCCTGACTTACAACCAGTGACAACGATACAAGGATTATCACGCCCATTGTTTGTTTATCTCAAGACACCAGGGATGAATAATAAGGATATCAACAGCCCTCTTGGTTTATCTATCTTTGATAACGCCAAGACCACTATTGATTTTATCAATCGCACGTACGATGAATTTATGTGGGAAATTAAGATGGGTCAAAGGCGCGTGATCGTGCCTGAGCAATTGACACAATTACAAGTGCAAGATACTCAAGGGAACTTTGCTTTTAAACGTCGGTTTGATACTGACCAAAATGTTTACATGCAAATAGGAGCAGGAAATATGGATAGTGGTAGTATTATTGACCTCACGACTCCTATCCGCTCATCAGATTATATTTCAGCTATTTCAGAGGGTCTTAAACTATTTGAGATGCAAATTGGTGTATCTAGTGGCATGTTTACATTTGATGGTAAGAGTATGAAAACAGCAACAGAAATTGTAAGTGAGAATTCAGATACATATCAAATGAGAAATAGTATAGCTTCGCTTGTAGAACAATCTATAAAAGAATTGTGCGTATCCATGTGTGAACTTGGGAAAGCTGTGAAATTGTATACAGGTGATATACCAAAATTTAATGATATATCAGTTAATCTTGATGACGGTGTATTTACTGATAAAAATGCAGAGTTAAATTATTGGATGAAGATGGTAGCAGCTGGCTTTGCAACACAGAAAAGAGGTATTGCTAAAGTACTCAACATCACAGATGAAGAGGCAGAGAAAGAACTTGCTGAAATTAATGGAGAGTTACCACCAGAGAGTGATGCAGAACTGGCTATCTATCACAGAAAACAAGAGCAAAAAGAGGAGGCAGAGGAGAATGTTTAAAAGATATGTACCTACTTTTTTTAGAGTAGTAAAACACCGGAATATTAAAGCTCACGAAATATTCTCAGAAAGTATCAAAAAAGGACTAATAGCTGGTATGGAGAGTGAAAATGAAGAATTATCAGCAGCAATTAAAAAAATTAACTATTAACGATCAACAATTTTCTTTGCAAATGCAAGGCGTGAGTGATATCTACTCTAAAATGCAAATTGAGTTGTTTGATAGCATGATAAAACGACTTAAAGAGCGTGGAAATGCTGACCTTGCAAAAAATCCGTATATATGGCAATTAGAAAAACTCAACGATATGTACATGCTGAATGAGGAGAACTTAAAGATTATTGTTGAACGTACAGGAATTGCTGAAAGTCTTTTGAGAGAAGTCATTGCTAATGAGGGATTAAAGGTCTATAAGGACACAAAGGAGCAACTAGAGGAAGATTTGAAAAGGGAATCTAGTGGAAAAGTTAGAAATGGTGTAATTGATGCTCTTGAGTCTTATACTCAACAAGCTATAAGTGACCTCAATCTTATCAATTCAACATTACCAGCAAGCATACAGACTGTTTTCAAGTCGGTTGTAGAGCAGACAGTAGCACAAGTGGTAGCAGGTACTAAAACGAGTGATAGAGCTTTAAATGATACTATCATGTCGTGGCAAAAAAAGGGCTTTACTGGATTTACTGACAGCGCAGGGAGAGAGTGGCGAGCAGATAGCTATGCCAGAGCAATTATCAAAACGACAACTTACAGGGTTTACAATGATATGCGTACAAGGCCTGCAGAGGAATTAGGGATAGATACTTTTTACTACTCTATCAAGTCGTCTGCTAGAGCTGCATGCGCTCCATTGCAAGGTAAGATTGTCACTAAAGGTCAAGGCAGAACAATAAACGGCCTTACTATTCATAGTTTGCTAGATTATGGTTTTGGTACTGCTGGGGGATGTCTAGGTGTCCATTGTGGTCATTATCTTACGCCTTTTATCGTAGGAGTAAATGAAATACCAGACTTGCCAGACTATATGAAAGACCTAACACTGGAACAAGCGGAAGAAAATGCACGCATCGAGGCTAAACAAAGAGCCTTAGAGCGCAATATCAAGCATCACAAAGAAAGATTGCACTATGCTAGTACATTAGGTGATGATGATCTGATACAAGCTGAGAGGCTAAAAGTTAGAGCTTATCAAGGGAAAATAAGGGCTCTTGTAGAACAACACGAATTTTTAAGCCGTGATTACAGTAGAGAAAGAGCATACATCTAATTATCAAGAGGGTTACTAAACAACCCTCTTTTTTTGTGCCTAAAACCGTAAAAAATCCCATTCCATCCAAAGTAAACTGAAATAGTAAATAATATTTTGCTTTTCGGTGGGAGTTGTCCACCTAAAAAGAACTAAGGAGGTACAAATGGCATTTACAACAGAGGAACTACTCAAACTTGGATTGACAGAGGAACAGGCTAAATCGGTCTTTGCCTTGCGAGGAAAAGAGCTCAACGAGGACAAATCAGCCTTGGAAACTATCACCAAAGAAAGAGATAGTCTGAAAGACCAGTTGCAAAAAGCAGAGGAGCAAGTTGAAAACTTGAAATCGCTTGAAAGTATCAGCGTTGAACAAAAAGAGGCGATTGATAAATTGCAAGCAGATTACGACAAGTACAAACAAGAGGCTGCTGATGAACTGGCAAAAACAAATAAGGTGAATGCTATCAACCTTGCTTTGAAAGATACCACAGCACACAATCCATCTACCTTGATGAAGTTTATTGATGTTGATGCCATTGAACTAGATGACAGTGGCAAACCTAAACTAGATGACATCCTCAATGGTCTAAAGGAAAGTGACCCATATCTTTTTAAAGCAGAAGAAGATGGCAAGCCTAACCCCAATATCGTTGCATTTGGAAATCCAACAGCAACAGACCCAGCACCAGATGCCTTTGCACAGGCATTAGGGCTAACAGAATAAAAAGGAGGAATAGTATATGTCAATCAATTACATCACAAAACATGAGGGGCAGTTTGAAAAACGCCTTATGCAAGGCTTATTGACTGCCATTCTTGAAACGCCAAAAGTAAATTGGCTCGGTGCAAAATCATTTGAATTGCCAACAATCTCTGTAACGGGATATAAGGCGCATACACGCTCTAAGGGTTACAACCCAGGTACAGTATCAAGCGATAAAAACGTTTATACTCTTGGATTTGACCGAGATGTTGAGTTTTTTGTTGATACAGCAGATGTTGATGAAACAAACCAAGAGCTTTCAGCTGCTAATATCTCAAATACATTCATTTCAGAACATGCGACACCAGAAGTTGACGCTTACCGCTTTTCTAAAATTGCTACAACTGCCATCAATGGTCATCATTTCAAGCAAGAGGATAGCATTACACCGGAAAATATCTACGGAATTTTGAAAGCTGCTATTTTGCCAATGCGTAAATATGGAGCATCAAATCTTGTTATGTATGTATCTAGTGAGGTAATGGATGCCCTAGAGCGTTCTAAAGACTTTACACGCGCAATCAATACGACAACGCCACAGGGTATTGACACACGTGTAACATCGCTAGATGGAGTGCAACTTATCGAGGTTTGGGATGATGCACGTTTCAAAACTCAATTTGATTTCACAACTGGATTTGTGAAAGCTGGTGGCGGTAAAGATATCAATTTCTTGATCGTGGCTAAGACAGCTATCATTGCTAAGGCCAAATTTAACTCTATCTATCTCTTTGCTCCTGGGCAACACACAGAGGGTGATGGTTACCTATACCAAAACCGTTTGTATCATGATTTGTTTGTCTTGAAATCTCAAGAAGATGGGGTTTACGTTTCACATAAATCAGCATAGGAGGTAGCAGATGAAGAAATACATCAAAGAAAATCAAGTTTATACCGTGCAAGATGGTAGCGAGCTTGAGGTACAACTTATGGCAGATGGCTTTGAGGAATTGGTGGAAGATGGTAGCGAGCTTGAAACACCAAAGGAAACTAAGGACAAAGGTAAAGAATAATGGCTAAGTATAAAGCAATTAAGAACCTAATTTTAAAGACACCTGGTATTTATGTGACAGAGGGAGAATTTGTTGAGCTTGAACCGAATTATGCCGATCAAGTCAATAAAGACCTCAAGCAAACATTTCCGGATGTCGATGCAGTTTTAGAGCTTGTAGAAGATGTGCCCACACAATTTGAGCAGGCTGAATAAATAAGGGGTGGCAACACCCTTTATTTTTAAGGGAGGTTACGCATGACTTATTTAACGAAAGATGAGTTTGTTACTGACTTAGGCTTTGATGATGTAACGGATTTTGACAAGTTAGCTAAACGAGCAGAAATTGCTATCAATCTCTATACTCAAGGAATTTATCAAAAACATATTGACTTTGAGAAAGAGGTTGAGTATCGCAAATCTGCTGTAAAGCTAGCTATGGGTTTTCAGATTGATTATTTGAACAACTCTGGCATCATGACAGCTGATGAAAAACAAACCATGACAAGCGTTTCTATTGGTCGTACATCAATTAATTACGGCAATAAACAACGATTTTCAGCAGGCCAACAATTCAACCTTTGCTTTGATGCTGAAAATGCCCTGAAACAAGCTGGATTTAGCTTAATTGTGGGAGTTGATTATGATAGATAAACGCTTATTACAAGATGTTGTTACAATTCGTAAGGTTGAGGGCAAATATAACTATGGAGATATCAAGTACTCTGAGCCATTGGATATTAAACCGGTAAGGTTTGATAGGTCGGTGGTTGTTACAGGTACTAACAACTCTAAAGCTAGACAGAAAGCGGGCGTTGTTTACATTTACCCTAAGTTTGTGAATGTGACAGTTGATGATAGTTGGCTGGGTGCAGTTATGAATGATGGAGCGCGTGATTACCTTGTGATAGGTTATCAACCAAATTACCTTAATGGGAGAATTTTTAGCTATGAGGTTGAAGTTACATAATGGCAGATGTCAGAGTGAGCATTGATCTTGCAGGGGTAGAGAAAAAAGTATCACCTCAAGCTATGCAACGTGGCAAGATTGCTGCAGGTAGTGAGGCTTTGCTTATTATGGATAGTTCTGTACCTCTCAGGGCTGGTGGAGGGGCATTAAGAGCCTCTGGGCGTGTAGAGCCTAATGGAAATGTGAGTTATAACACGGTTTATGCTCGGGCGCAGTTCCACGGCACTAATGGGATTGTTGTTTTTAGGAAATATACAACCTCTGGTACTGGTAGCAGATGGGATAAACCGTTAAAAGCAAACATAGACAAGCTAAAAAAGGCGGCTATTAAAGGAATAGGTATCAGATAATGCAAAACAACAAAAACTTTCAAGATGTGCTACTGGCACATATTAACAACATCACAAAATTGCCATTAAAAGCAAGGCTAGATTATTTTGAAGATGATAAGGATGATTTAGTTATCAATGCTTTAAGTGGTGGAACTATTGACAAAGAGTACATGGATGGCACTAGGGAAGTATCACTACCATTTGAGATTGCTGTAAAGAGTAAATCAAATGCAGTAGCAATTGATACTATCTGGCTTATCAATGGAGATTTATCATCATTTGATATTGATTTGCCTAGTACAGACAACTCTTACACATTCTTATCATTGAAAGTGGATAAACCAGGAATAAATGGTAAGGATGAACAAGGTTATTTTGTCTATTCAATGCAAGTAACCGCGAAATTAGAAATAACAGGAGGATGACATAATGGTACGTCAAAAAAACGCCAAGCGCAAACACGAAATTGCGCCATTTGACCCTAAAAACCCAACAGTTGTACCTAGCGACGATGCTTGGAAACGACTTGCTAAGTACATTGAAACTATTGATGATGAAACGGATGAAGATACAGATGACACTGGTTACTACGATGGAGACGGTACACCAGAGGAAACTGTACTTACTGTAGTTGGTGGTTACTCATTTGAGGGGATCTATGACCCAGAGGATGCAGCTCAAGCGATGATTGCCGCTATGCGTTACAAAACAGGTGAGGCACGCCGTGTATGGCATCGAGTAACTACAGCTGACGGCAAGAAAACTTATACACAAGTTGCAAATGTTTCTGAAATCAAAGCAGGGGCAGGCGATGCAACAGCGTATGAAGAATTTGGTTGCACGATCAAATGGATTAAAGAACCAGTTGAAGCTGGAATTGGTGGATAGTCCACTACATAACTAATAGACATTTTGGAGGAAATTATCATGTCAAACAAAACTGTAATTGATTTAGGCAGCAAGATTCTGTCATTTGATTTTGGAGAGTTTAGTCTTGATTATCGAGCAACGGATAAAAAAGATGCTCAAATTCAAGACAAGGCTGTAGAGTTAAATGATAGGGTAGGCGCTTATCAGAAAGATGTAAAGAACATGAATGACAAAGAGGGGCGTAAAGCTCTAAAACCTATGGTTGATGAGTTCTTTGTAGCAATGTTTGATGAGGATGCCCCTCAAAAAATCTATGAGGTAGCTGGTGAAAACACTTGGAATTATCTCAATGTATTCTTACAGGTTTCAGCAACAATTAAAAAAGAATGGAAGAAGAAACTAAACGATGAAAATTTCAAGAAGTATCTTGCTGAATAATGTTTGATATTTCCAAAAAAATGGATGACAAGCTGGTACTTAATAACAAAGAGTATCAGCTTTTATTATCGTTTGATAGGGTGTTATGGATTTTTGATATGTGGGGTAAAGGACATATCCCAGTAGAACTTAAACCAAAACTAGCTCTAGCAAAATTAACCGATGATGTAACTTTTAAAGATATGGATACAAGGCAGGCGTTAGCTATCTATGCAGATATATTTGAAAAGCACATACAGGTTACTAGGGCTATTGATGAGGTTGATAGGTATGATATCGAGGGGAATGTATTGCCTAAAAAAACCAAAGATGCCCAAGATCACGATGATAAGCCCTTGTTTAATATCAAATATGATGGCGAGTACATTTTTTCATCGTTTATGCAGGCCTATAACATTGATTTGATTGAACAACAAGGGAAATTGCATTGGCAGAAGTTCAATGCCCTATTGTCTGGTTTACCAGATGGAACAAAGTTTGTTGAGGTAATGAAAATTAGAGCGTGGAAACCCTCAAAAGGGGAAAGTTCAAAAGAAAAACAAAAAATGCGTGACCTGCAGGAGCAATACGCATTGCCAAATATTTAATAAAGAAAGGAGGTAGAACATGGCAGACGGTAAAGTAACCATTGCGGTTGATTTGGATGGTAAGAAAGCTCAAGGGGATATAAATAGTCTGAAATCATCATTAGGTGGGCTAGGTTCAGCTTTTAAATCGGTTTTAGGAGCAAATTTAGTTAGTGGCGCATTGATGAGTGGAATTAGTGCACTTACAGGAGGAGTTAAAAGCGCATTTTCATCAGCAATTGATGAGGGGGCAAAATTACAACAATCTATCGGTGGTATTGAGACACTTTTTAAAGACTCAGCTGGTACTGTTAAACAGTATGCTAATGAGGCTTTTAGAACAGCTGGAGTATCAGCTAATGAGTACATGGAAAATGTAACATCATTTTCTGCCAGCTTGATTTCTTCTTTGGGAGGAGATACAGCAAAGGCTGCTGAGTTAGCGAATACAGCAATGACAGATATGTCAGACAACGCAAACAAGATGGGTTCTGATATGAAACTCATTACTCAAACTTACCAGTCATTGGCGCGTGGTAACTATGCAATGCTAGATAACCTAAAACTTGGTTACGGTGGAACAAAAGCAGAGATGCAACGACTAATAAAAGATGCTGCTAGTTACAAAGATGTGCAAGAGGAGTTGAATATGACCGTGAATGAGGGTGACTTGTCATTTGCAAACATGGTCAAAGCAATTTCTGTTGTACAAAAGAAACTAGGGATTACTGGTACTACTGCTAAAGAGGCGGCCGAAACATTTTCAGGATCTTTTGCATCTATGCAAGCTGCATTTAAGGATTTCTTAGGAAACCTTACCACAGGAGGAGATATTAGCAAACCATTAGAGAACCTTGCTAAAACAGCATCAACATTTATCTTTAGAAACTTTATACCGATGGTAGGTAATGCTTTTAAATCTTTGCCAAAAGCTATCTCAACATTTTTAGCATCAGCTAAACCAGAGATAGAGGCAGGATTGAAAAAGATGTTACCAGAGGAAATGGTAAACAATATCATGGGAGCTTTTGATAAAGTTGGTAACTTTTTATCTAGTTTCAAAGACACTGGAGCTATAACGGCAGTAGCTGGAGCTTTCAATGCAGTTAAAGATGCAATAGGTCATGTCTTTTCATCTCTAGCTGGTAGCGGAGAAAATTTTGATAAGATCGCTAAAGCTTTAGGTGAGGTGGTTAAGTTTCTTGCAGATGCTGCTACCAAAGGGGCTGAATTTATTTCCTCATTACCGCCTGGTACTATTCAAGCAATCGCTAGTGCAGTGATCGGGATGGTTGCAGCGTTCAAGACAGTATCAATTGCAACTAAGGCTATAACTGGGCTAAAAACTGCTTTTGGGTTGTTAAAAATAGCTTTGTCCAATCCTTGGGGTCTTGCTATTGCAGGTATTGGTGCTTTAATCGGTTGGTTTATTCAAGCATATACCACTAGCGAAGATTTCAGGAATAAAGTTAATGAAGTCGTTGAGGCAATTGGTAAAATAGCTAGCAAAATTGGGGAGTTCTTATCTGGAATAGATCCATCTATTTTTGCGCTATTACTACCAGTATTAGGGACTTTGTTATCTAAATTCAAAGGTTTTGATATCATCGGAAAACTCAATCCGTTCAACTTATTCAAAAAGAATGCTACGGAGGCATTTGATGGTGCTGGAGCATCGGCGACTCAATCTAAAGGTATCATAGAGCAAGTCTTTTCTGGTCTTGGTTCTCTTATCACATCTATTTCACAAGGTATTTCAACAGTACTACAAGGACTAGCAACAGCTATCTCAACAGTTGCCCAAGGTTTTGGTCAAGCGGCATCAATGGCCAGCCCTGCCCAATGGCTATCAATGGGGGCTGCAATGCTAATGGTTGGTGCAGGTGTGGCTTTAGTTGCTGGAGGTATCTATATATTAGTTCAAGCAGCAATAGAACTAGGTAATGCCGGAACAAGTGCCCAATTGGCAATGCTTGGCCTTGGAGTTGGTATAGCTGTATTAGCAGGTATATTTGCCTTGTTGGGGCCAGCTTTGACAGCTAGCGCTGTTGGGATACTTGCATTTGGAGCATCAATTGCTTTAATTGGTACAGGTATTGCTATTGCAGCATACGGCCTCTCAATACTAGTAAATGCTTTTGCAAATGCAGAGGGAGCAATCACAGCAACAGGCCAAGCTATAAGCACAGCGGCTCAAGGTATCGGTCAAGGGTTGCAAACAGCCCTTGATGGTGCTGCACGAGTTGTTGAGAGTTTCGGTACAGCGATTAAGACAGCCCTTGATGGTGTAGCAAATGTATTTAAGAGTGTTGGAGAGGCCATTAGAACTGTATTAGATGGTATTAAAGGTGTAATTGAGTCAGTTGGGAACTCGTTCACCAAAATAGGCGACTCACTAGCTAAGATTGCTAGCAATGCAGGTGGCATTATGAATGCTGCAGCAGGAGTTGGAGCACTAGCAGCAGCTGTTACAGGTTTAGGTGCAGCATCTTATGCAGGAAACTTAGTTGGATTTACTGGTGACATTGAGAAACTTAATGTAGCGATTAAAAATCTTGGCTCTGGCTTTGCTGGAATTTCAAGCTCTTTTCAAACAATAGGAACATCAATGTCTTTAGTTGCTACATCATCTATGATGGCAGTTACAGGGCTTACGAACTTTTCAACTCAGATAACATCATTATCAACAACTTTAGGTATATTGCCATCTATTATGACAACGGCAGTATCTGGCTTTACTATTTTTACAGCACAGATTTTAAGTAGTGTGGCAGGATTAGCGGCAATAAATGCCCCAATCGCTATGTTTAACTCCCAAATTATGACCATGACACCATCATTGATGATGGCAGGAGCTGGGCTTTCCGGTTTTAATGCTCAAGCAAATGCTGCAGGTAACGCTATGAGAGCACTAGCAAGCAACTCAAGTGTCGCACAAGGTCAAGTCACAGCGCTAGGTGTGTCTATCCAAGCAGCCATGTCTGGGGCTACTGCATCAATTTCTACTGCTGGTAATCAGATGGTGGTTGTGATCCAGTCTAGTATGATGCAATTGTCTATGGTTGTAACTAATTCTATGACCAATGCATCCAGCGCAGTACTTAATAGCTCAATGCAGATGAGCACAAGTATTAGAACAGCTGGTACTCAAATGACTACCACAATGCAATCAACGTTAAATCAGATTGTATCTTTAACCAAAGACGGAATGACAAGGGCATCCCAAGCGGTACAACAGGGTGGCGCTCAAATGGCGCAATACATTCAGTCATCAGGTCAAAAAATGGTGACATTGATGCAATCAGCAATAAATACCGTAGTAAATACTGTCAATAATGGTCGTAGTCGAATGATAAGCGCCGGTCAATATATGAGCGAGGGTCTTGCTGTAGGGATGCGTAATGCTCTTCCAGCTGTTACGGCAGCAGCTAATGCACTTGTTGCAGAGGCAGAAAGAGCAGCGCAAGCAAAAGCTAAAATTAACTCACCATCACATCTATTTAGAGATGAAGTTGGTTGGTGGATCGGTGCTGGTGTTGCTAAAGGTATCGATCAATCTACTGTCAAAGTTGATGAGGCGATGACCGATATGTATAGTAAGATCAATGCTTTTAGTTTTAAACCTGAAAATGTTTTAGGCGTCGGTAAAACTAACATTTCTCACTCTGTGACAGCGAAAGTGATGAGAGAACAAGCGATGCGTGTGACCGCTGATGACAAAAAATCTCAAAAGGATGCTTATCATGTTCAAAACAATAATCTTTTGGAAAATCTTTTAGATAAGGTCTATGACCTTGAGGTACTTTTAGAAAAAGGTAAGAAGATTGTACTTGATAGTGGAACTTTGGTCGGAGAAACAAAGGACATATTTGATGAGGCCATTGGTAGTAACACAGCAATGATTAGGAGACATCAGTTATGATTTTAGAAATTATTGAATACATTAAGTTTGGTGATTTTGATACTAAATCTAAGGGGTGGTATCTAGTAAGTAGAGATGCCCCCTCACCAGAGGAAAAGGAGGTTCTGGAAAATCTCCTTTATTCTCAGGGAGTGCTAGATTTTTCAATGATGAACGGTGAACGATATTTCAACAATCGCATTATAACTTATGAATTTAAGTTGCCCAATACAAAATACGCTGACAGAAAAACAGCGGAACGAGAAGTCAAGTCGTCACTTATGCGTATTGGTAAATCAAGACTCACTGATACACATGATGAGGGATTTTACTGGTATGGCAAATGTAAGAGTGTCAAAGTGCAGGATGATCCTCAAAAGAGGGCATTAGTAGCAACTATTGAATTTAGCTGCTATCCATTTCTTATAGCTCTGGATGATTTCTTTGATGATGTTTGGGATGATTTCAGTTTCGAGTATGGTGTTGCTAACTGGACAAAATGGACAATAAAAAACAAGCAAGTAGTCCCAATCTACAATCCTGGAGATACAACTATCATCCCAAAAGTTATCAGTAGTTCTAATATCGTTATTGAGCATAATGGATCGGCTTATCAATTTAGTAAAGGGGAGCAAGAAAATGTACTGTTAAAGATACCGCCTAAACAACTTGCATTGTTCACAATCACAGGTAGTGCAGACGTTTCTTTTCGGTTTTCTAGGGAGGTGTTGGGATAATGAGTGTGAATACAGTAAAAAATCCCGGCTATCTTGCTCTATACTGGGATAAGGCAGAAGATATTGGTGATACTAGTAAGCAAAAAGTATTGCATGAACCGACAGTTTCTCGTAGAGAATATAGGTTAAGCTCAGGTAGTATCAAGCAAATTGTAAATGGTATCAATGAGTGCCGTCTGGTTATTGGAATGAATCACAATTTATACAAAAAAATAAAACCTATCAAGGGCATTGTAAAGATTGTGAATTTATTTGATGACGAGGTGGAATTTTATGGCCGGGTCTTATCGGTGTCGATGTCTATGGCATCTGATGGTTTTGCTCAAGAAATCATTTGCGAGGATATGCTAGCATATTTACATGATAGTTGCCAGGACTTTGAAAAAGTACCAAACAGAGGGCTTGAGGACTATCTAACTCGTATTATTAACCGCCATAATTCTCAAGTCGAGCCACACAAGCGCTTCAAGATTGGTGTAGTCAATGTACCAGCGCCATCTGATACGCCATTTAGGTATACTGGCTATGATACTAGTTGGGACACCATCAAGGATAAATTGATTGGGAAAACAAACGGATATTTGGTACTAAGGCATGAAACAGATGGTATGTACATTGATTTTTTAAAACAAATTGGAGATAAAATCAATGGCTCACCGATTATGCTAGGCTCAAATATTAAGACAGCTACCAGAGATTTATCTTTTGATGGTCTGTTGACTAGGATTGTCCCAGTAGGAGCAGATTTAGATAATGGTACGACTTCGGAAACAGCTAGCGCAGATATTATACGTGAACAAGTTACTATCAAATCTGTCAATGGTGGCAAATATTGGCTGGAAAACGAGGAGTTGATTAAGCAATTTGGCTTGATCACAAAATCAGTTACATGGTCAGATATTTATAGCCCGGATATCTTAAAGAAACGCGGGCAACAGTACATAGATAATCTCAAATCAATCCTAGCTAGCTGGAAAGTCGAGGTTGTTGAGCGATGCTTAATTGATGCGAACTATGTCAAGTTTAAAGTAGGTAATACCCATCAAATCATCAATGCCCCTATGTCTGGTGTCGAGGAGTTACAAATCATTGAGAAAACAATAAATATTACTAAACCTCAATCAGTATCTCTTACCATTGGTTCGAGTAATCAGAGTTTATCAATGTTTCAACTGCAACAACAGGAGGCTCAAAAGTCAATGGAGAAGGCTGCAGCAGATAATGCAGCCAAACAAAGACAACTTGAGGAACAAACAACTAAAGCAAATAATATTGCATTGCTGGAAAGTGAACTGTCACAATACCAAGTACAGTTAGAAAGTATAGCTCAAGAGATAGCGACGCTTAATAGTGAGATTAAGAAACTGGATGATAAAAAGGATACTGATTTGATTACGACTTTGACAACTCAAATAAAAGTAGCCGAAAGTAAGAAAGAACTGTATGAAACTAAGATTTATGAAATACAGACAAAACTTAAAGAATTAAAGGAGGTACCAAATGACTAATAACATCGAGGCAAGAGGCGATGCACGGTTTTATCAAGATGATACACACATGGATTACAATAAACTCTATACAATTGATGAGGTTCTTGATGCCATTACTCAAAAGAAATATGGTAAAGATGTGAGGTATGCTCTTAGGGTTGGATTAGAACGTGTATATCACGATGCCCAAGAAAACAGTAGCGATAATAATTTAGAGGTTGCAAGAGCTAGAGGTAAATTCGATACACTCTCTGAAAATCTTTTGAGTATAAACGCCAATGCAGACGCTGCTAATCAAAAAGCCAGCAAACTTATAAGTGACAAAGTTGACAAAAATGGTGCTGCACAAGTTACTTGGGCAATGTTAGCACAGGATGCAAGAGAACAAATCTCTGGAAACAAAGTGGCAGTTGTTGGAAATAACGCTGTTAGTTCCGCTAACATTGTTAATGGCTCTGTAACGGATGCTAAATTGGATGAGCGCATGGGTTTTGGTTTAATGTTAGCAGGGCGATTAACAATTGATGCAAAAAATTCTACAGTTACATTAGGCAGCGGAAGTTGGTTCCAAGTAGGTAAAAGAAAAGCTAGCGTGAATGAGAGGTTATCAGCACCTTTACCAAAAGAAGCAGTAAGTCAATACGTTATATACAATGACGAAACTCAAGAACTGTATGTGAGAAATCTTGGAAATATTAGCAATATCGGTAATAGAGAAACCATTCTTGCCATTTTGTATAACGGGGTGCTTGTGCATCCACAATCTTCTCCTTTCGTCAAAACTATTGGACTAAAGATAGGGGAGAGAAGTGACTATATAGATGCTAACTGGGGTACAGTGATTCAAGGTCAAATTATATTTGACCCAAAAACACGAACGTTGAAAGGCAAACGTGAGGGAAATAATTTTATCATTGCTTGCGATGGTTACTTCATCGATGGTATTGATGACTTTGAATTGACGTTTGATTCACCTTTCGGGCGCTTGTTATTGTTCGATAGAGACGCTAAAACTTTTCAGCTTACGACCATGTATTCTTATTCAGAATACCGACGAACTGAAATACCAAAAACAGCATCTCTAATCAAAATTGCAGAAATATATTTTGATGAAATTCGACATATATCTCACGAAAGAAATTTTGTTAACGTCGATAAGTTGGCTTCTGCTCAGTCAATAATCACATTAGAGCATCTCAAAATCGACCTGCAGACTAAAAAGACTGTTTTTGTAACGTTGGGAGATAGTACAACTGACGCACTAAGAACAACTGGCTATACAGGAAACGTTCTTGAAAGTTTGGTTGACAAACCTAACAGCTACACTGAAATTTTAAATAACATTGTAAATGGTCAAAAAGGTTATTCATTCAACCATAAATTTTACAATCGAGGATTCTCAGGAAAAACAATTAATTGGCTTCGTCAAAATTTGGACGCAGTTCTATCTCCGATACATGAGCCGATTGATTATGCATTTATTACGATGGGCATCAATGACCTGGTATATGATGCAAGTAAGATTAAATCGTTCCGTGACGATCATATCAATATTATCAATCGTTTGCTGGAAAAAGGGATTAAACCTGTACTAATGAGCACTCAAGCCGAATTTGAGAACCACAAGCGTTTTGGTTCGAAGATTAATGCTATAGCTGATAATGTAAAAAAAGATTTAGCGGCAGAATTAGGAATACCATTTATTGATTATAACGCAGGTACACGAAATATTTTGAATAATTCAGAATATAAGATTAAGGAATTAATTCCTGACATGTGTCATTTTGGAGATCTTGGACATCAAAAAGGGGCAGAATTCTTAGCAAGTCAATTGATACATCAGACGGTTGTGATTTCAGAATCTAGCAAAATTGGATATCAAAACAACAAGGTTGTCTCAGATTTAAGCTATTCAGATTACTTAACAGATGAGCAGGATGAAGTCAAATTTATTGGAAGAACTGACGGTTTTGATCTAGAAGGTCAATTAAATGCTACTCAAACAAAGAAAATGTTTGAGGTTTCGATTTATATTGAACGTCCGTCAATTGTCCGCTATTTTGGAGACAACGTGATTGTGACATCGAACGGACAGGCGTTATCAGACGGAGCGGTGCTCGATGTCGGATTTTATCGAATCACAGCCAAGAATAGCCCTGGAGTTGCTAGTAAATTCCGTGGATTGAAATTTACTTTGAAAGAAGTGTAAAAATTAGGAGGGGAACAAGGAATATATGCAAATTGAATTTTTTAACTTTTTTAGAAGCGTCATCCAAACCGAAGATGGTTTGGTATTGTACGCTCTAGCACTAATTGTCTCAATGGAAATCATTGATTTTGTAACAGGGACAATTGCTGCGATTGCCAACCCCGACATTGAGTACAAGAGTAAAATCGGCATCAATGGGTTACTTCGCAAAATCTTAGGGGTTCTCTTGCTGATGATCCTCATTCCGATGTCCGTTTTGTTGCCTGAAAAGACAGGTTTTGCATTCTTGTACTCAATTTATCTCGGGTACATCGCATTTACTTTTCAATCGCTTATTGAGAACTACCGTAAATTGAAAGGAAATGTTACCATTTTTCAACCAATATTGAAAGCATTTCAACGATTGATTGAAAAAGACAATGATACGAAAAAAGGAGAATAAACATGATTAACTGGAAAGTACGATTTAGCTTAAAAAATAAAACATTTTTATTGCGAGTGGCATTTGCTTTAGCTTTGCCAATTCTGGCCTATTTCAATCTAAAACTAGAAGATTTGGTTAGCTGGGGAGTCATTTTAGACTTGCTTGGTAAATTCTTTGCGAACCCTTATCTTGTTGGGTTGACGATTGTAAATATTCTAAATATCATTCCAGATCCAACAACTGCAGGGCTTTCTGACAGCAAGCAAGCACTTGAGTACGAGAATCCAAAGGAGGATTAAACGATGGATATTGATACAAGTAGATTACGAACCGACTTACCACAAGTTGGCGAACAACCATACCGACAAATTCATGCACATTCTACAGGTAATCCAAATTCGACTGCTCAAAATGAAGCAGACTACCACATGCGCCGCCCAGTTGATTCAGGCTTTTTCTCACATGTCGTTGGTAACAGCCATGTGATGCAGACCTGGTATACAGACATGGGGGCATACGACGTAGGAGGTGGATGGAATGTTGAAGGATACGGCCAAGTTGAACTGATTGAGAGTCATGAAACCAAGGAAGAGTTCATGCGTGATTATAAGCTCTATGTTGAGCTTTTGCGAAATCTTGCAGACGAAGCAGGGATTCCGAAAACATTGGACTCTGACAGCCTAGCAGGAATCAAGACACATCAGTATTGTACATATAATCAACCTCGAAACTACTCTGACCACGTTGACCCTTATCCTTATTTGGCCAAATGGGGCATCAGTCGTGAGCAGTTCAAGAAAGATATTGAAGGTGGCCTATCTGAAGCTGGTTGGCGTCAAAATGCTACTGGTTGGTGGTGGGAGGAGTCAGATGGCTCTTATCCTACAAATAGCTGGAAACAAATTAATGGAGAGTGGTTCCGATTTGATAATCGTGGCTATTGCTTGATTAACCGCTGGTTCTTTGATGAAAAAGACTGGTTCTATTTAGACAAACGTGGTGCAATGGTTAAAGGTTGGATGTTCCTTAACCATCGCTGGTACTATTTCAAATCAGATGGTCGCATGGCCACAGGTTGGGTAAAGTATCGAGAAACTTGGTATTTTATGGAAGAAAAAGATGGTTACATGCTATCTAAGCAATTTATCAAATCGGGCGATGGCTGGTACTATTTGAAAGCTAACGGTGAACTTCAAACAGACCCAGCTTTCAAAACCGAACCAGACGGTCTTATCACCGTCGTTGATAAACCAAAAGAAGAAAAATAAAAAAACAGAAAGGACTTTCAAAATAGATTACACTAAACCGCAGGCAATAACCTGCGGTTTTATTGTATTCTTTAGATGNTCTATGCGGAAAAAACGTGGGAATCCTTCTTTACCCGAGTCAATCGGACTATGAATCTAGTACAACCCATGGTATTTATTTTTGTAGCCCTACTAATCGTTTTATTGTACGCAGCTATGTTGCTGCCCATGTATCAAAATATGGAGGTGAATTTTTAGATGAAAAAAATGATGATGAAGTTCAAAGAAGCGAAGGCAAAAGCTTTTACACTGGTCGAAACAAGAGTATCTAAATTTGTTATTTTTCTGACCTAAATTCTCCAATTTATATCAATGATGCCAGGTTTAACAAATACCTTGTCTATCAGATTTTTAATGGCAAAAGATTGCTCCTCATAGCTCAATTGAGTGATGTCTTTTGTGCCTAATAATTTTTGGAATTGCTTTCGGTTTTCTTCTTGGTTGATAGCTGGGTTATTATTAAGCTCATTTTCTAGTAAGTCTTTTTGTTTTAGGAATGTGTAAGTTTGGGTTTTCAACTCATCTAGTGAAATCATATCGTTTAGGTAGAGGTCATTAAGCCGTTTCATTTTGTTATTAAGGCTATTGATTTGGTTTTCTATTTCCTCAACATTTATTATTTCTGGAGTTTCAAACATTTTATTTAATTTAGCCTTATTTAGCTGCAAGAGTCTTACTTGACCTAGTACGTATATTTCAATATCATCCTTTTCATAAAAGCCAGAGTTGCATTTTTGGCCATTGTTATACACTGTAATACCTTTTGTGTTTCTTGGAAATCTATTTACACACTGATAGCGTATATTGCGCGTACCGTCTTTGCGTTTAGTTCCTAGAGTGACTCCCATTGGAGAACCGCAGTACCCACATTTAATAATGCCTGATAGCATATATTTAGCCCTAAATGGCCTTGTGTTTTTGTTAAATTCATAGGTCTCAAGTTGTCTCTTTTTAAGTTCTTTTTGCACAGCCTCAAATGTTTCACTATCAATTATTGGATCATGATTACCTTGATATACTTCTCCTCTAAATCTAACCATTCCCATATAAACTGGATTTCTTAAAATCCTACTAACTCCTTGATAATTCCAAGGTTTGCCATTTCTCAGCAAATCATTTTCATTAAGATAGTCTCTTAATTTTGTTAGTGATCTACCAGATAAGTACTCATTATAGATGGTTTTCACCACAATAGCCTCTGCTGGGTTGATATTAAGTGAGCTAGTAACTTTATCATAGGTATAACCAAATGCAATAGTGCTGGTCATCATAGGTTTACCAGACTTAGCACGGCCGATCTTGCCCATCATCATACGTTCTCTAATAGTATCCCTATCTAATTGCCCGAAAGCTGACAGAATACCAACCATTGCTTTTCCTAGAGGGGTTGAGGTATCAAAGTTTTCTGTTAAGCTTATAAAGCCTATTCCATTTTTTTCTAGTACATCCTCAATAAATGAAATGTTATTACGTTGCGAGCGCCCAAGCCTTTTTAAGTCATAGACAATCATGGTATTAAATTTTTTCTTTTGGGCATCTCTCGATAGTCTGCTTAATTCCGGTCTTTCAATCGTAGCTCCAGAGATACCAGCATCAACATAAGTATCATGGATTTTCCATTTGTGTATGCTACAGTAGCTTGTAAGCAATGCAATTTGCTCATCAATACTATAACCCTCTTCTGCTTGTCCTTTTGTACTCACGCGCACATAAATAGCAACTTTATTCATCGTTAGCCTCCCTATTTTGTAAGTTTTATGGTAAAATAGGGTATAGAAAAAAGACCTATACCCTTAGTGTTTTAGGTTGCTTTTCAAATTGGTTTAAGTCCCATGCTCAAATTTTGGTCGAGGAGAGCAGGGGCTTTTTATTTTAGTTGTTTACTTTTACTTTCATAGATTTGTTTACAATGCCACTTTCTTCAGCAAGTGTTGTATCATCTTCTGATTTGATGTATAGATCAGGTGAGTTGGTAAATCCTAGATCATATCCATTATCAATTGCCCAATTGGAGAAAGTACTTTCTTTGATGCTATATAAACTATCAGCGATTTTTTGAATTTCACTGTTAGAGTTATATTTAACATCTTGAGGAACATAAAGATAGATAACATTATTACCAACAGGTTTAACTGTTACCTGGTATCCACTAGCGCTTAACTGATTATTGATTTCAGTAGTAAGATGGGATGCAAATTCAGTATTTGAAACCTCTGTATAATCTTTACCATCGTTTTTTACTTCTTGTGATGATTGGCTAGTTTCTTCTTTGCTTGATGATGTACTAGTCTGCTCTGTTTTGTCAGTTTCTTTACTGTTATTTTTTGTGCTATCATTGCCACCGATAAAAAAGCTGGCAACCCAGACTAACAGGATAATTGCGATAAGAGATGACAAGCATCCCCCTTTTTGTTTTTGCATAGTATTCTCCTTAATTTTCAATTGGTGTAAAACTTCCAACAACGCTAAATATTTTTAGATGTGTGCCGCTTTCTGGGGGGTAATCAATAAAAATATCGTCATAGTCAGAATTGAGAGAGACAAGTCTTAAACCATCAGGCTCTGTATAAACTTTTTTGAAATATGTTTGGTCATTGTATGATACAACACATAATTGACCACTATACTTAGAAATTCCACTATCGATTAAATAAAGCATATCTCCATCTTTGTAATCCGGTAACATACTATTCCCACTTACACGAGTTGCAACATCGTAGGCTGGTGGCTCTTCATCAGTATATACAGAATATGTATCATAGTCATCAAAATCAAAACCATAGCCTAGACCACGGGCAGCTGCAGCTTCTGTAGTACCAATAACTTTAAAAAGAGGCACAACTTTATCATCCTCATTATTTTGTTGCTCTAACTCACTATGGGCAAATTGCAAGACTTTATTTTGTCTATTAGTGTTTAATTCATCAAATACAGCTTGTATTTCAGTTTGTCTATCTGTAAAGTAATCAACAGATACCCCAAAAAAATCTGCTAGGATGACAATAGATGATAACCTAGGCTCATCTTTGTTGTTTTCCCATTTTGATAACCTCCCCTTGTTAAAATTAAATGTATCCGGATACTTCTCATTTAATTGTTTTGCTAATTCATCAAGGGTAAGGTGTCTATTCTTTCTTAATAATTTTAATTTTTGTCCTATCAAGCAAACACCTCCTTTACAATATATAGAATACCACACTTGTTGCGTTTTAGCAACTTTTTTTATATTTTTTTAAAAAAGTTGTTGACAAAGCAACTTAAAAGGTTTATACTTAATGCGTAGGTTGCTAAAACAGCAACTTTCGAAAGGAGGAAAATATGACAGCAGTAGAAAATGCTACAAAACCCTATCTAGGTTTAAAGATGCTAATTGAAAAACATGGCTACACACAGCAAGATATAGCTAAAAAGCTAGGTATTAACAAGAGCACTTTTAACCAAAAGTTAAATCGTAGTGGCGGACGAGATTTCTCTTTTTCAGAGGCTAATACTATTTCAGAATTTCTCAATGAGCCACTGGCAAATTTTTTTACAAACTAAGTTGCTAAAACAGCAACTTTGAAAGGAGGGAAAAATAAGGTGGCTATAATAAAAAAAGCACCTACGGACTGCAATCCAAGTAAGGCGCTTGTTAAAAATAACTACTTTAATTATACCACATAATGAAAGAACTGAACAGCACACAACAACTATTAGTAAACAACTGGCAAAGGAAAAACTATCCATTAAGCGAGATTTTAATTGATAGTCTGGTAGGTTTGACAATTGTTGACACTCTCGCAATTTTAGCAACTGCTAGAAAGGAAAGAAAATGGTTAAAGAGCATTACATAGTAACGCACACAATGGCAGACGGAACCAAAAGAGACAGTATTGCCGGATATGTTATCCCTGACGATAACCCAGTATATGAGCTTTTTAGAAAAGTAAATGAGCGTAGATTGGAGGCTAACGGTTAATGAGATACATATTTCACCAACACACATGAAAACTATACCTCTATGAATAATCACTTTTTACAAAATCCTAATCTTTCTAGTTCTGCAAAAGGAGTACTAGCAGTTATCTTAAGTAATAAAGATGATTGGCGCATATATCCAGATGAGATTGCTAAAAGATCAAAAGATGGGCTTGTGAGTCATAGGTCAGCTTTTGACGAGTTAGAAAAGTATGGCTACATAAGAACGATTAAGAAAAGTCTTGGAAGAGGGAAAGGTATTCAGCATTATAGATTTGCTCAAGATATACCTATCACAGATGATTATTTTGAATATATTTCAGAGAGGTTTGAAAAAGAGTTATCCACAGGTTATGTTGATAACCAAGATAATAATGGTTTACAAGGTTAGGTTTTACAACTT